GATCACCTAAGAAATCATAAATGCCCTATTTGTTCCGATAATAAAAAATATGATAATGAAACTTTTATAAAAAAATGTAAAGAGTTTTGTCCTCAATATGATTACTCGTTAGTTGAATATAAAAACAATAAAAGCAAAGTTAAATTGATATGTAAGACGCACGGTATTTTTGAAGTTAGGCCAGATCATTTTTTGAAACGAATTTCAGGTGAATGTTTAGATTGTAAAGGTATAGTTCATGATATTGATAGTTTTATAAAAAAATCAAATTTAATACATAATAATGAATATAATTACGATGAATCTATTTATAAAGGCAATGAAATAAAATTAAAAATAAAATGTAATAAACACGGCATATTTGAACAAACCCCACACAATCATTTAAATGGAAATAAATGTCCAAATTGTTCCAACAACAAAAAATTAACAAACGAAGACTTTATTAAAAAATCGATAGCTATACATAACAACATATATAAATATGATAAAACCGAATATATAAATACAAACACCGAAGTTATTATATTGTGTGAAAAACATGGTTATTTTAAACAAAAACCATATATACATTTAAGTGGATGTGGTTGTCAAATTTGTAATAATTCAAAGGGAGAAGAAAAAATAAGGCTTTTTCTCGTAAAGAATGATTTACAATTTGAAAGAGAAAAAAGATTTGATGATTGTAGAGATATTAATCCATTACCATTTGATTTTTTCTTACCAATGATTAATACATGTATAGAATTCGACGGAGAACAACATTTTCATGAAAAAGAAGTATGGGGTGGAAAAGAAAATTTTAAAAAAATACAAGAGCACGATAAAATAAAAAATGATTATTGTAAGAACAATAATATAAATTTGATAAGGATTAAAAATAGTGATATAAATAAAATTGAAAATATAATATATAAAGTAAAATAAAAAAAATGGAATGTATATAAAATGGAAGATAGTGCATCTATAAAAAAATATTACATATATACATTAACGGATCCAATTGATATGGGTATTAAATATGTTGGAAAAACTAAAAATTTAAAAAATAGATTGTCAAGACATATGTCACAATATAGTTTAAAAGAATCTTGGACTAAAAAAAATAAATGGTTACTTTACCTTAAAAATAACAATTTAAAACCATTAATAGAAATACTAGATGAAGGACATATAGATAATATAGATGATCTTGAAATATATTGGATTTCACAATTAAAAGCATGGGGGTATAAATTGAAAAATGAAACTAAGGGCGGAAAAGGCTGTGAGTATTGGACAGGTAAAAAACTATCAAAAGAACATATATTAAAAACTAAAATGGGTAATCCTTTAAGAAAAGTTATATGTGAATATGAAATAATTTCAAATAAATTTTTAAATGAGTACATATCTATAGGAGAGGCTAGTAAAAATACAGGACATAAAAGAGATACTATAATTAATAGTTGTAAAGGAAAATCAGATTCACTTAAACACGAGGTCTACTGGAGATACAAAGAAAATTATTTCCCATATATTAAAAGAAATTTAACACAAAGTGAAGAAAGCAAAAAGAAATCTAAGATGAATAATCCTTTAAGAAAAGTTATTTGTCAATATGAAATAGGGACTGATAAACTTATTAAAGAATATGCTTCTAGTCATGATGTGGATAAAGATTATCCAAATAGTAGAACACATATAACAAAGTGTTGTAAAGGTATTAAAAATTATAATAGTGTAGTTGGCTATTACTGGAGGTTTAGGGGAGAATATTTTCCGTTGACTAGCAATCAAACATCTTCTATAAAAGTAATACAATACGATTTGAATAAAAATATTATAAAAGAATATGAAACGGTTGGAGAATGTAAAAAACTAGGATATGATACTAGTAAAATAGATAAATCTTTTAATGAAAATATAATATATAAAAATAGTTATTGGAAAAAAATAAAAAAATGAAAAAAATGGAACTTAAAAATTTAACTGAATTTGAACAATTTAAAAAATTGATGAAAATAACCGAAAGTGTCTCTGGAGAAGTGCGTTGTCGTTTTGCCCCGAGTCCTACGGGCGCTCTACATATCGGAGGTATCAGAACAGCTTTATATAATTATCTTTTTGCTAAAAAACATAACGGTGTTTTTTATATCAGAATTGAGGATACCGATCAAAACCGTTTTGTTAAGGGGGCAGAAAAATACATTTTGGAAGCTCTCGATTGGTGTGGTATTCATCATGATGAAGGTCCAGATATAGGTGGACCATACGGTCCATATCGTCAATCTGAAAGATATGATATTTATCCAAAATATGCTAAACAGCTAGTGGATGATGGTAAAGCTTACTATTGTTTTGATACTCCAGACGAAATCGAAGAGATGAAATCCAGACTTATAAAACAGGGTGTTCCTTCTCCTCAGTATGATTATACTAGTAGAATGACGATGAAAAACTCTCTGACTTTAAGTCCAGAAGAAGTTAAACAAATGATGGATAGTAAAGTTCCATTTGTAGTTAGGGTAAAATTCCCAGAAAATGAAACTATTACAGTAAATGATCTTATTCGTGGAGCTATTAATGTTAATACAGATACTCTGGACGATAAAGTTCTTTTCAAATCTGATGGTTTACCAACATATCACTTAGCTAATATAGTAGATGATCATTTAATGAAAACTACTCACGTTATTCGTGGTGAAGAATGGTTACCTAGTGCCCCTCTTCATGTATTTCTTTATAAATGTTTTGGATGGCAAGCACCAGAATTTGCACACTTAGCATTATTACTTAATCCAAATGGTGCTGGTAAACTTTCTAAGAGAATGGGTGATGAAATGGGATTTTCAGTATTCCCATTAAATTGGACAGATCCAAATACAGGCAAATTAGCCACTGGGTATAAGGAAAGAGGTTTTATACCACAAGCATTTATAAACTTCTTAGCATTTTTGGGATGGAATCCTGGAACTGAACAGGAAATTATGACAATGGATGATTTAATCAAATCTTTTTCATTAGAAAGATGCGGAAAATCTGGTGCTAAATTTAATATAGATAAAGCCAATTGGTATAATGGACAATATTTAAAACAAATGCCTGACAGAGAAGTAGTAGAATTACTCAAACCTATGCTTAAAGAAAGAGGTATAGATTTGCCTGATTCAACTATTGAAAAAATGGTTGAAATGAATAAAGGTAAAGCTAATTTTGTTAAAGATATATATGAAGCATCTTTATATTTCTTTGAAAGACCTAAAACATATGATCCTAAAACAGTAGATAAAAAATGGAACAATAAATGTCCTGGTATAATCTCTGGTTTAAAAGATAAATTCATGACTGTTAATGATTGGACTTCTGAAAAAATCCAAAAAGCATTCGAAGAATATACTAAAGAAGCTGGTATAAATTTCGGTGATGCTTCAACACCTTTACGTTTAGTGGTGACAGGTATGGGATTTGGACCGAATTTATGGGATGTTATGGAAATTATAGGCAAAGACGGAGTTATTGATCGAATGACAAAATATAACATAAAAATCAAGAAGAAAGTAGTTTTTGATGAATTACCCGAAGATTAATGAAATAAAAAATCCGATTGAAAAATCGGATTTTTTTTATTTTAAATTTTAAATATATTTCACATCATATAGAATGGTTTCGAGGATGTTTAACATCTTCTGTCCAATATGTGAATGTTTTTTTAAACCATTCAGCATCTTGATCTGTGTGCATACTCCAACTATTTTCTATCATTCTATACCCATTAAAACATAAAACTTTTTTATTATTTTTCGGAATTCGTTCATTAACAGGTATCCAAATAATAGTGTTTGATTTTCTTTCCATTTTACTTCCTTTCTCATTTTTAATCGACATTTCCACCATCAGATGCATTCTTTAAAGCAAACCTCTTAGCCGAAAACAAATATGTTTTTTCAACCCCACCTTCTGGAGTATTCTTTGAAATATGACAGCCTAAATCTAATTTACCGGTGTCACTGACTCTTTCTACTTTAAATACTTTATATGTCATTAAAAAATCCCAAGCATCTTCTGGTATTTTTGACGATCTTTTATTATCAATAAGTATTAGATCATCACCCTCCTTGAAGGTAGGAACTGCTATCTTTTTTGGTTCACCATACTTCCCTGTTTTATCCATGACTTCTTGTTTTGCCAATTCATCCTCAGGACCATGATCATCCTTAATTTCATTAACCCCCCAATCATTATCTAGGGATTCTTTAACCATACCGGCTCTTTTCATAAATTCTTTAAATTTCATATTAATTGGTTTGTTTTTATTATATGATTATTTTTAATAAAAGTTCTGCATTTATGTTTATATATTAAATTACATTTTTCTTTTTTTATATATAATCAAAACTAAATCTCTATGCAAAGATATGGATAAATTTACTAATATCAAAAAGAATGAAATAAAAAGAGAAACTAATGAGGATCTTTTTAAAAATGATGAAATGTCCATTATAAAATTTGATCAAAAAGATATCATAACAAGTAAAGATCAAGTTGTAATTTTACCATTGTTTAAAGACGAAGGATTCGTGCTAATGAAATATGAAAAACTTCCAGCGTTCAAATTTAAATATAAAGATAAAGCTGAATATAGTGATCAAGATTTTTATTTAACCAGTATAAAAGGGGACTATAATGACGATGAAACCCCGACACAAAATGTTAGAAGAATATTACATGAAAAAACTGGTGTAGTTTTAAATCACATGTTTCCAATAGAAGTTGATAAAGTTTTATTTAAACAAGAAAATAATGTAGGACAATATCATATATGTATTTTAATTATTAATTATAACGATTTCAAGCAATCAAGTGTGCAGACAACCGAAGAAAACAAAGTTGTAAAAATATCATTAGGAGATATTGATAATATTAAAACATATGATTTAGTAACAGATTATTGTATTTTAAAATTAAAATATGAAAACAATATTTCTTAAAATATAACATTCTTAGACTCAAATAATTATTCATAAATGTAATGTTTATGGATTTTTTAAAATTGAACCATCTCACTGTATTTAAACATTATTTTTACCTAAAACATTTCTTAAATTAATTTATATAATTGAGAAAATAACCATATAAATTTATGCCAAAGAAAAAAGATTTTCAAATCTTATCTAGATTTGAAAACAAGTCCGATTATGAGCTAGAATTTCTGAGAATGGAAAATCAGAAATTAAAAGAGGAACTTTCTTCTAAAGAAAAAAACAAAATGAGCAAAGAAATGGAGAAAGATATATCTGATTTGGTTAAAATATCAATGCGTATGAGAAATTTATTAGAAGCTTGCAGATCTCAAACTCTTCCATTGGA